TCAAACGTATCATCATGACTAGATACTGATTCCCCTTTCCAATCAGCTGATTTTTTAATATTTAGCGGATTGTTGTTTCTAACATTTTTATTTTGTGTGGTTTTCATGGTAATAAATCCTGCCGCTACCGTTGCGATAGCGGCTAAAAGTAAGTGTTTTTTTAACATGACACTAGCCACCGTTTAAAGTGGCTTAACAGGCCATGCAACATTAGCTAAGTCATTAGCAAAGGTTGTAGTGATATCTCGCAACGCTTGACGATAAACACGCAAAGTTGTGGCGTCTTCGCCGTTATCAACTGCTTTGTTGATAGCGATATCAGCTTGGGCTAATAGTGGCGCACGTTGCTTACGAATTTCTCGCGCTTGGCACTCTGGGTGCATTTTTTCAATTGAGATAGGTTTTGTATTCATAATTTACCCTTATTAAACCCGAATTAATGGAAATATATGGTTTGGTTGGTCAATTGTCCCCGTTGATATTACAGGTAAAGCCATGACAATCGAGCCCGCCATACTATTGGCAAATACCACAGCACTGTTAAAGCCGCCAAAGGAATCCACGCCTACTATGCTACCTCTTGTCTCTCTACAAAAACGCCATTTCCCTAACTCTGCACCTTTAGAAACAGTATTAAATACCCCACCACTTTCTAATTTCATAAAACTTGCAAATGTAAGTTCAGACCTTGACGTTAATTTACCGTCACCAATATAAAATAAAGCCTTTTCACCTGAAAAATCCCCTGTAAAGTCCCAAGAAAGGCGCACAACATTGAAACCTGATGAATACGGGCCATCTTTTCTTATGTTAAAACCTGAAAACTGCTCCAAAATATCATTTTCAATTTCTGTCAATAACGCCAGTGAAGTTGGGTCTCTTGTTGCTGAAGACGAGACATAACCTACTAACTCACTAGTAACTTGCGCTGCAAATATAAAATCATCAGGAACAGTACCGGAGCTAATAAATAACTTCTGATTCTTGCTCAACTGAATGCGTGGAATTTTATCACTAATTGGCGCTGTCGCATTTGCAATATCGGTATTTGCTTGTGCAATCTTTGCCTTCAGTGCTGCGTCAACTTCACCTAACTTTTCCGCGCTATCGGCTTCAAGCTGAGAAATATGCCCACCTTTAACTAAGTCTAATAACGATTGCCCTTGTGCGACTAATGCCGCTAAATTTGTAAAATCGGTCATACTATTCCTTCCAATTCTTCTTTGATTATTGTTAAGCGCGGTAGCGTATTTGCTGCTACCGATTCCGCTAGTTCGTGTAAGTCACCATCAGTATTTATACCGTGGCCTTGTAGATTAATTACTGATGCAGCTAACTGTAATTGATTACTAAATACATCATTCATTAGTTTTACTGCATCAACGTTCGCGGGGTCTATTTGCTCAAGTACTTGCAAAAATACGCTAGTGTCGGCAGATGATGAAATATAACTCACTGCGACACCTCCAATATTGACAGTATTGCTTGTTGGCCACTGTCGTTATACGCATAAACAGCGCCGCCACAATTTATGCTCATTGTTGCTGGAGCATTGCGGCTACCGACAACAATTAAGCCTTTAGCACCTGACACTGAATCATCACCGACACGAACAAATGTTCTGGTACCGCTAATGTTTTGAATCAAAAATTCATAACGACTTACCGAAGCATTAACAAGTTTTTTTCGTTCACCCGGTGCTAACACAATATCAATAGCTGTTTGTAGCGTTACCGGATTAACTGATTTGGTGTGAGCGGTAATCGGTTCAACAATTTTTTTAATTGTTGGCGCGTTAACTATCTCAATACCAGAATTAGAGCCTGAGACCGTCTTCAAGTCTGACACTTCAAATTCAACCACTAAATCGTCATTACCATCATTATGCAAATCGATAATATCAACGCCATTCAAGTCGTAAGAGTGCCCACCCTTTACCGTGGTTTTCTCTAAGTTTTGATGAACAGAAGATATTTTAAACGCACGGCTAGCGGTTAATACATTAAAGTAGCGGCTAGTACTGGCTAAATTGAATTTTGAATGTGGTGCAATAATCATTTTTTGCCCCCTATGACTTTAATAACAACTAATCCGATCGCAAAGGCTCCCGCGCCTAAACCCACATATTTCGCAATTTTAACCACACCATCAATTAACAAATCATTACCGTTAGCACTAACCGTTGTCATTAGCTTTGTTGATGCGTCAAGCGATGCACGATTAGCCATATTTGACGAACTCACCGCAACAGCCGCAGAATCAGAAACTCGCTGCAATGCCGATGAAGCCAAAAGTCTCATTTGCTCGACGTTACTACTTGATGCTTTCATTGAGTTACTAGCAGTTGATGATATGCCGTCGATGGCGTTAGATGATAAATCACTGTATTCAGACAATGCACTCGCAGCAACATCGCGCATCAAACTATTATTAATAGCTGCCTGCTCTATTGACTTATTGGCTGTTTTTCCTAGTGTTTCTAACGCTAGGCCGCCCATTCCTGACAAGTCTTGCACCGCACTTTGAACCGTTTCAAAAGCGCCACCGTCAGTAATATTTATAGTGCCCGAATTACCCGCGTTATCACCTAAATTATCTATTGATGAATCACTGTAGCTTTCATCGCTGTAATGGCTTGACGTATCGGTATAGCTATTATCCGTGTTATCTATTGATGAATCATTGTAACTTTCATCGCTGTAATTTCTTGATTCATTGGTATAGCTCTCGTCCGTGAAGTGCCTTGACGTATCGCTATAACTGTTATCTTCATAACTTCTTGACGTATCGCTATAGCTGTTATCTTCATAACTTCTTGACCTATCAACGCTATTGTCAAACGTTGACCCCGATTGGTCGTAAATAATTCGGTTGTCTTCATTAACTGTTGTGCGTTTAGAATTGCCGCCGCCAAACAAACCCATTAACGAGTCGCAACGTAAGCAATAACAAGTAACGCAATACTCGTTACAATAATGACTTTATTATCACCGTTATTATTAGCACCGCCCTTATAATCAAACGAGTTTCCGCCAAAAGTATTATCACCGTCAGCACTGGCGGTACTTGATGAACTCAAGCCACCGCCGCCCGTTAAGCTGCTCATTGCTCCAAACATAAGACCTCCTTATTTAACGAGCTTATAAGCTAGTGCCAAACCAACGACAGTCAAAAGGCCCATACCTGCATAAACCACGATGTCATCATCAAATAAGCCTTTGACGTTATCACCAACGCGAACCGCCATGGTTTCACCGTTAGAATCGACGCCTTTAATGGTTTGCGTTGGCACTGGCTGATTTAACGCAGGCTGAATTGTTTCAGCAACCTGAACGGCGTTCGACCCTTTGTTTCGCTCTTTTTGAAGTTTTATATCCAAATATTTACCGCCCAAATCGGTGACAGTATTAGTGAGCGAGCCGTTTAATTCTGAGAGACTATCAAAAAAACTCATGACTACTCCTTAAGCACCCGTTGGAACTGGCAAATCTCTTACCTGCTCTAACATTTCGACAAGAAAATCGCATTTACCCGATTCTTGTACATCAAGTTCATACTCAAGCTTGTTGACTGTAGGCTGTAAGCCGTCTAAGCCAAAGCCATGCATCGTTGAATCAACAGTAAATACATTTGTTTGCGGCGCTTTGTTACCAATATTTTGCAAATCATAGTTGTTATCAGCCGCTTTCATTTCGTTTTGCATTTTGTCCGTCTGAAAAACGTTAACCGCGTCAATGCCATCTTTTGCAAAGTGAATTCGGCGAATGAATTTATCAGCGCCGAAACGTGGAAATTTCCACTTTGTACGACCCGCTTGTAATAAATCAAATGAACTTGAGTAAATACGCGGCACAAAATAACGTTCGCGTTGTGCAGGAGTTTGTCGAATACGCAATTCGATATTTGGGGTGCCCACAATCGCATTATCAAACTTAACGTGCATAATTAAACGGTCGGTTGGAAGTGTAACCAACTCACTTGATTGAATGCCGTCTTTAGTGCGGTAAAGCATGTCAGATAACGGAATACTAAAACGACCCGCTTGCACTTTACGCTTGTTATAATCGCGTAAATATTTGTGCACTTCTGCGCCAGTTAATTCAATGATTGTTTCGCTGTTAAGCTCAATAGTGAAAGTGACGTGCTCCGCTTCTGCGTTAGTGATATTTGTTGTTAGAAATTCAATTTCGTTGATTGTCATACCTGTATCAATCGTAAAGTGACCTTTAACACCTTTTACAATTGCTGAGGTTGCAGCGTAATAACGCGTAATTGGAAATAAACGACCTGCTAGGCGTTGCAATAATAATTTCATGCTTACTTACCTTTCGTTAATTTTTTGATTTGAGAAATAACGATAGGCGTTGCCGCGCTCGTTGCTACAGATAAAATCACAATACCTACCATTGACCAGGCTTGTTTTCGCATCGGGTTTTTAACGCCCTGCGATACTTCGGTTCCTAAACTCATTTTTTTAATGTCCTCAGACAGTTGGTTAACTCGCTAAATTACGAGTGCTTTAAAATCAATTGCAGTAGAGCATTTGATTTGAAAACCAAACAAGATGAATTTGAAAACGATTTGAAAATGATTTATCAAAATTTAGGCAATAAAAAACCGCGCAATTGCACGGTTTTAAAGGGCAGTTTGGAAATGCTAACTTGCTACTTTATAGCCTCCACCTTTATCTATTTCTTTTTGTTCAACCGTCCAATCTTTGGTTAAATAATTCGATTGAGGGACATACGCGGCCACTTTTTCAAATGTTCCACCCGCTTCACTAACAAGATAATGCACTTTTGTTCTGACTATTTCGTCAAGCTCTTTGGCAAACATCGACAACTTAACGTTTCTATGGCCCAAATCAACCACATCAGCAGCCCGACAGCCTAACTCTTTCATTACCCTGTTTTGGTCATTCAAACCGCCTTGAGCGCCGATGACTTTAACAGGGGAATTATTCCAAATGGTTTTTGGCACTTCTGCCGAGCGTTGAAAAATAGCAATAGCCCTAACACCGAATTTTCGGCCACCCGTCCAAATTTTACCAATGATGGTCTCATCTTTTTGATTACCCTCTGCATACTCGCCAAATTCCTCAAAAACAGCATACAAGATACGGTTACCATCCGCAGCCGCCCAAACGACTGAGGCAAACCAATGCGCCTCAACAATTAACGCTTGCTTACGTTCTTTTTCAGTTTTACCTTTTGGTTTTGGCGCATAAGCCAATATAAACGGCTTGCCCGTAACCCATGCCTTTTGAAATATTTTGGCAAAATTCATCCGTGTTTTGTATGAGTAAACTTTGCGACCGCTCAGTTTTTTATATTCACCGTGTGGATCAAAAATAATCGCAGGGTATTTATTAGGAATAATCCCCAATGTATTCATGGCAACACCTTTGCCGCCGCCCGTCATACAACAAATACTCGTATGCTTAGCGTTTCGGGCTGTATTTTCATTTATCGCCATTGGTAGTCTCGCTTTTTTCTTCATTGGTCACTTTCCACCAAATAGGTAAGCCTACTACCCCAACACCGCCAAGGGCCATTAGTTCAGGAACCCACGAATCAAGACTAATGTTTTCAGGGTCCACCGTCATTTTAGGCTTGTACTTTTGAATAAGTGGTGCAGTTAACGCGGCAAAAAGTGTCGTGGGGAATTCACCCAATACAATATCTTTACCTGTTATATCGCTAGCAATCTTAGTAATTTGACCTAAACCAGTAACGGCAATTCTCATTGCCTCTTTAGCGCTAACTTTGGCTTGGCTTTGTCGCTGTTCGTGCGCTTGCTCAGATTTTTCTTGTTGTCCGGTTTCTTCTTTGGTGGTGGTCGCCTCACCTAAAAGGTCATCTAATTCGGAATTATCCACGGTATACATGGGAATGCTGCCATCTTCACCTTTGGAATTTTCCAAAATCATATTTGAAACTTCCTCGGACTTTTCCAAACGTAAAACACCTCTGCTTTGACCGTCATCATTGGCTTGTTTCAAAATCTACCCCCTTAATTTACTTAACTGATAAATACCACCACCAAATACAGCAGCACCAAAAATACCAAATACAACTTTCAAAAAACCACCTTGCTTTGGTGATTTTGCCTCGAATTCATCACTTTCAATTTTGATGCCCGATTCCAAGTTTTCAGGCAAGTCATTTGGCTCTGGTTTGAAATCGCTTTTTTGCTTGTCTTGCACGGTTTCACTGGAATTATTTGAAACTGATTTGAAAAATTCACCCTTAACGCCAATGTCTTCACTTGCTTGTGCTTGAATTTCTGCGGCTCTTGCAGTACCAACAAGGCCACTACATTTATTTAAACAATTGATGTACGCTAATTTTTTTCCGTTCTTGCGGTGACGAACCTCAGCAATTCGACCACAACTACAGATAACTTGTAACATATAGAACCCCTTTTATACTGATTACTACGACTAGACTTAATTTGATTACTTCCCACCAAACGCTATATTTATCGCAAATTTTTTGGATGGTACCGCCTAATAAAACCAACAAAAGACACAAGAAAGTGATTACCCACCACCACCAACGATTTTTTATTAGTTTTGTTAGCTCAGCTAACTTGTTATTCATTAATACCGATACTCTCTTAGTTGATTGTCTTTTACCTGATAAATAAATCCGTCACCTGTAGAAACTCGATAACCATTGCTTAAGTAATCCATTTCTTGAGGATTAAAACCAAGCGGCCTTAGTGTCGATGCCTCGCTATCACTGGCCGTACAGTTATTGACAGGACTCCAAGGGAAAACGCTGCCGCGCTTTCTTAAAAGAAAAGACCCTTCCCGCGTTTCTTCATAACCGGTAGCGGAAATAAGCCCTTTGATTTTTTTGATTGATTCGCCGTAATCATTTATTGATTCTTCATAAGCAAGGTTTACTCGACTTTCTTGCATGGCCTTAGTGAATGCGTACCACTTGCCACTTTTTTCGGTGGACTCCACCGCTTGACGTATTTTTTCTACTTCTACGTCCTCTGCCGTAAGAGATAAACGACGGGCTTCACGGTAAATTGTGACAGGCTCGGCACCAAAGAATTGAAACTGTCGCAAGTTCCAACGGCTAGCCCACGCGGTTGCACGTTGAGCGCCTTCAGTCGCAGACTTACCACTGTCATAGTCTTGATTGTCTGACCGTTCAGACGAATTTCTACAGTCTTTACATTTACTGGAATCCTCACACTTATCACATGTTCTTTTTTCAATGTATTCACCATTAATATTTTTAGATAAGTATTTAGCGATATAACCCGTAGCACTACCTTTGTTCGGGTCGATAACTTCAACAACAAAACGATGCTCGTTAGCGCCTTTTTCTGTGCCGTCTTCACGTTTGGCATAGTCTTCCATGGTGTAAATTAAGCGATCACCTTGATTAGGCATAACCCATAAAAGCAAGTGCCAATGTGGTGTTGCATCATGGTGAGGTTCAGTTACTCGTACACCATAATAAGTAATGCCTTTACGTTTTAATTCAGCGCGAATTTTCGCCCATGTACTCACTAAATACGCTTGAGTTTCTTTAGGTGTACAGCCATTCCACTTTGGATTTGATTTACCGTTTGAAACTGCGTGATATTTACTAGGAGCGGTTAAAGTAACGAATAAGCCTTGATAACCATCATCAATACTGAGGTTTTCTAAACCACGACAACGCATCATTAATTCAGTAAAGCGGTTTTTAGGGTTTGAACTTGATGCATCAGCCATATCAGCCAAGCGCACAATATTTTCATACTCTGCACCCGTATCAGGGCAAGTATTAATACTGACTAGTTCCATTGCTTCTAGGTAATCACGGTTTGATTTTTGTTGTTGATTCCACTCGCTTAATGACTGAGCAGAGATATACGGAGATACTTTTTTTTGCACTTCGCCAATAGCAATTAATATATGTTCGTTGGTTTGGTCTTTAATGCGTTTGAATTTACGTAACCACCATTTATCACAGTTCATACGCAAAATGGCGCACTCTGCCGCCTCAATCATTTTGCTGTTATCAATTAGGCGCTTGTATGGTGCTGTTACACCCCAATTTGAGCAATAGGCCGCTAATTCATCATAGGCAAACAATAGAGTTTTATCGTAATCAGCATTAATTAACGCCTCACCAGCAACCGCGACCATACTTGTGCAATCGTCAGCCGCTTTTTGGGCGTACTGTTCAATTAGTTCATCACGCCTTAATGCTTTGGTATTCTTAAACGGGCAATTAGCAAGTATTTGCATTACTGGCTTAACCACATCGCGTAGCCAAACATTAGCAAAAAGCTCGTTGTTTTCGCCATGCTTGCGCTTTTGGTTGAATATTTTAATGTAGTGACGAATTAAGCGGCGTTTAACATAACGTGGTAATTCTTCTGTTTTTGCAAAGACGAATTTTCGAATTCCTTTAAATTGTGAATTAGAAACAAAGATTTTATGCGTATCTTTGTTTTTAGAGTCTTTAATTAATGGGGTAAGTAACCGCCACAATGGGCGGTCTTTTGATACGTTAATCATTCACTTTTATCTTTATAATCCGCGGTATAAATACGAATTTTCATTTGCCTAAAGGTTGACGGTGATTCTTTCTTTAGCGCCAAAACCAAACGGCGAACTTTACGTAATAAAGCTAAAAAGTCGACACTCTCGCTTCTATCTAAAATTGAGAATTCAACAGATAACGAGCGTATTGCCTCGTCTACCTGTAGTTCACAATCACTATGCAATCGGCGAACAATCGAATATAGATAATGAAAATTTTCTTTTTGAGTTTTACCTGTTGAATAACACATAATTAACACCCCACAACGTTTGAACTTTTACGAATAAGTGCCGCTAATTGATTCACTTTATTTTTTGTTTGCTCAAATTGATTAGAGCGAGATTGTTTTTTGATTTTCGCTTGATAGAGTGCAATGTTATTTTTTGAGACTAAACCCAATTGAGTTTTAAGTTGCTCTAAATTAAACAAACGATTTGCGATTATCTCAATAGTTTCTATTGAGCTTTGACTTGTTTTACGTGCTTGATTTTCACGTAATATTTTTTTAATTGGGGCTTCTATCCGTTCAGCTTCCATTCATCTATTCCTCTGTAAACTAATTCCTCATGAAAAAAAAGGTGGGCTTGTAATGAGCGCCCCCACCAACAGAGGAAATTAAAATTAAAATTAATATTTTTTATTCTTTTACGACCAACACACTTTGTTATGTTCGTCTTTCTTTTCTTCAGCCTCGATGGTTAACATCAATAACGCCGTCATGTTGATGAACTTTTTACCCTTTTCCTTAGGCTGAATAAAAGGAAGTATTTTGTTATCAATTTCATCGCGTATCACTTTCGGGGTTTCCCCTACGCGCTTGGCATATTCAGCAACAGATAGCATTGGCTCTGGCACTTGGATGATTACATTCATGATCAACGCCTTTCTTTTAAAGCTCTTTCGGGTTAAATTGTGCAATGCTGTTTAGCATTGTCACAAAAGACACTAAATACTCCACATATGGAGTGTGTGAGCACATAGTAATTCCATATATGGAGTATTGTCAATTGGAATATAAAGATAAAATCAAAATTTTAAGAGAATCTTTAAGTTATACTCAGAAGCAATTTGCAGAATTAACCTCTATTCCATTGAGTACATTGAATAAAATAGAGGGTGGCTTTTCCAATGTAGGGATTTCTGTTATTGATAAAATAATTCAGACCCCATCACTTAAAGAACATATTTTGTGGTTAATGACTGGTGACTCTCCTTTAAATCAAATTGAAAACTCCACTTCTGGAGATCACATCCAACTTCCGTTTTATGAAGTGGCAGCAAGTGCAGGAAATGGCACATTAGTCGAAAATGAAGAACTGGCTCACAACATTAGCTTTCGTGCAGAATGGTTAAGAAAAGACTTAGGGGTAAATCCTAATGATATTTTTGTCATGCTTACCAAAGGCGACAGCATGGACCCAACCATCAAAGAAGATGCGTTGATAATGGTGGATAAAAACACACAAAAACATATAAACGGTATTTATGTACTGCGCTTTAATGGCGAACTACTGGTTAAACGTCTGCAGTTCACCATGTCGAATACCATTAAAGTAATTTCAGACAATAAAGCCTACGACACCGAAGAAATTAACCCAGAACAATTAACCGGCACCGACCTAGAAATAATAGGCCGCGTTGTTTGGTCAGGACAAAGGATGTAAAAGTTATGGATAAACGTTATCAAGTATTTGTAAGCTCTACCTACGCCGATTTAAAAGATGAAAGACAAAAGGTTTTGCAAACATTGATGGAAATGGACTGCATTCCATCAGGCATGGAATTTTTTCCAGCAACAGACCAAGAGCAATGGCCGTTCATAAAAAAAATTATAGATGATTGTGATTACTACTTGTTAATTATAGGTGGTCGATATGGCTCTACGGCTGATGAAGGAATTAGCTATACAGAGAAAGAATACGATTACGCAGTAGAAAAAGGGCTTAATGTCATCGCGTTTATTCATGACTCACCAGAAGATATACCGCGAGTGAAAGCAGATTTAGATCATACATTAATTGATAAATTAGAAGCTTTTAAAGCAAAGGTTAAAACAGGACGGTTAGTTAGATTTTGGAATCAAGCGAATGAGTTACCTGGTATTGTAGCCCTTAGCTTATCTAAAGCTTTTAAACATTTCCCTGCTGTTGGTTGGATAAGAGCTGATACGACCTCTTCAATTAAAACATTAACGGAACTAATTGAATTACGTAAAAAAAATGATGAGCTAGAATTAAAGCTACAAGGATTATCTGCAACAGATAAAGGTATTCATATACTTGACGAAGTTGCAAATCAAGCTGATTTATGCGGTTTATCTGAAACAGTTACACTAACATCAACTTTGGCCATTGATAATACTAAATTCCCTATAGAAATTACTTTATCTGATGTATTTAATATCATTGCTCCCGAAATCGCTAACCTCATAGAAGAAAATCAAGTTCAAGGTTATTTAATCAATTGCCTTCGAAGTAAAATTATAGATACTTACACTGAATTATTGTCACATAGAGACCGTATAGAGATTCCATTCAACTTTTTATTTAGGTGTCGAATTCATTTTATGGCGCTAAAGCTAATGACCATAAAAACCGAATATGAGGATGGAACAACCAAAAATTATTGGCAATTAACTGAGAGTGGAACGGTAGAAATGATAAAAAAAATGGCTTTTACCCATGAAGGTAAATAAATTTTACAGTGACTAAATGACATTACAAACTACTAACTAAGTCGCTGTAATCAAAATCCCGCCAGTGTATATAGTTTGTGATTGTAAAACGACATTAGCCATAGAACAAACGCTATCTAATTTATTAATTTCAGTTGGTGTTAAGAACTCTTTACCACCGAAGATAACATGAACTTTATTTTCTTTAACTGTTGTTTCTATTTGAATATTTTCAATGGCGTTTTCTGCATAAAGCTTAATAAAGTCCATAACGAGTTTGTGTGCATAAGGCTGATTTTGAGACATAATATTTCCAGTACTGTTTATTTGTACATATTTGATCATAGTTAGAAAGAAAGGTAAATAATTATATGGCAATTCGTAAACAATCTAACGGCAAATATTTAGTAGAGCTTTACCCACAAGGACGAAGCGGTAAACGTGTGCGTAAGACCTTTGCTACTCAAAGCGAGGCTAAACGTTTTGAGCTATTCAATATTAATGAAGCAGAACAAAAACCATGGTTACCCGCTAAAGACGATAATCGCCGCTTAAGTGAGTTGATTGACGTTTGGTTTAATTTGCATGGCCAAGCCCTTAACGATGGTATAAAACGTAAAAGTAAGCTGCAAGCGATGGCGCTAATGATGGGAAACCCCATCGCCCGTAATTTTAAAACAGCTGACTTTTCAAAATATCGTCAACAGCGTTTAGAAACCGTTTCTATTAAAACGGTTAACAATGACCAAACGTATTTAAATGCGTTATTCAACGAACTTAATCGCCTGGGCGAATGGTCATATGAAAACCCGATTAATGGTTTACGCGCTTTAAAATATCAACAACCTGAAATGGGCTTTTTAACGCCTGATGATATTCCGCTGTTATTTGATGAATTACAGAAAAGCCGTAACGCTGATGTATATTTAGTTGCCAAGATTTGTATTTCTACGGGTTGTCGTTGGAGTGAAGCAGAAAGATTAACCGGAACACAAATTACCCCACACCGTTTAACGTTTACCAAAACGAAAGGCAATAAACACCGAAGCATTCCCATTAGTGAAGCACTCTATAATGAGATCACTAAAAAAGATGGCCGCATTTTTTCAAATTGTATAAAAGCATTTGATATGGCATTAAAACGGACGGCGGTTCGACTCCCTAAAGGGCAATCAACCCATGTATTAAGACACACTTTTGCTAGTCACTTTATGATTAAAGGCGGTAATATATTAGTACTGCAACAGATACTAGGTCATAGCAGCATTACCGATACAATGAAGTATTCGCACTTCTCACCAACGCATTTAGAGGATGCTATAAGGCTTAACCCCCTTTCTTAAAGTGGCGACAAAGTGGCGACAGTCGTTGTTTTTTGTTGGTTTTGGTCGTTTTACGTTGTTCAGTAAGTCATTGATAGTTAAGCTGTAGCCCTTATAGAACGGGGTTATTAAAGGGTTCGATTCCCCCCCGCTCCACCAAAATAAGAATTAAAGACGCTTTTTAGCGTCTTTTTTTTCGTCTTAAACTCAACAAATAGTAGCCTACAGTCGTATTTAGTGGTTATTAACGCTTTTTAATAATTAATGACAATCAACTTTTTTAGGGGTACTGTTAAGGGGTTCAGAGTTAATTAATATAAGTGAACCCCCTAAAATGGCTAAAATAACTAAACCTTTAACAAATACCGAAGTAAAACAGGCTAGAGCGAAAGAAAAGCCTTATAAGCTATTTGATGGCGCTGGCTTAGTGTTAAAGGTAAGAGTAAACGGCTCAAAATCTTGGTTGTTTATGTATAAGAAGCCATTCGTTACAAAACGTGCTGAATTAGTTTTTGGCATGTACCCGAGTATTACCCTAGCTGAAGCAAGAGAGTTAAGGACAACAGCAAACGAGTTATTGTCTAAGGATATTGATCCTAAAGAGCATAAAGACGAACTTAACCGCCAACAGCAAGAAACGCTAAGTAATACTTTTGAACAAGTAGCTGCTAATTGGTTTCAAGTTAAGAAAACAGAAATTAGCGCTGATTATGCTAAAGATTTATGGCGATCATTAGAATTACATATATTTCCAGCGTTAGGCAAACACCCTATTAGCAAAATAACAGCTCCCCTAACAATTGATGTTATCAAACCCATAGCGGCAAAGGGTAGCCTTGAAACAGTTAAACGACTCACACAGCGCCTAAATGAAATAATGAACTATGCGGTTAATACAGGGCTTATTCATGCTAGCCCATTAACAGGGATAAAAGCGGCATTTAAAAAACCTGAAAAACATAATATGCCTACCCTTACCCCTGATCAATTACCTGAATTAATGAAAACGATTAGTTACGCCAGCATAAAAATAGTTACTCGCTGTTTAATTGAATGGCAACTTCATACGATGGTTAGACCAAGTGAGGCAGCTGGCGCTAAATGGTCAGAAATAGATTTAGATAATAACCAATGGCTTATTCCTGCCGAACGCATGAAAAAGAAACGTGATCACACTGTACCGCTAACAAAACAAACAATAGAACTATTAGAGCGGTTACAACCTATAAGCGGTCACAGAGAATACTTATTTCCTGCCGATAGAGATCCAAAGAAACACGCTAACGAATCAACCGCAAACGCAGCACTAAAGCGTATGGGCTATCATAAAAAACTTGTTGCTCATGGTATGCGAGCATTAGCCAGTACCACATTAAACGAACAAGGCTTTGACGGGGATGTAATTGAAGCGGCTCTAGCACATGTAGATAAAAACGAAGTTAGACGCGCTTATAACCGTGCTGAATATTTAGAGAGTAGACGTAAGTTGATGTACTGGTGGTCAGAGCATATTGAACAGGCTCAATCAGGGAAATGTAATAAATCTAATAAGGGCTTAAAAGCCGTAGGTTAAATTAGTTGGGATAGCTTAAAACTGATCATTTTAAGTGAAAGGTACTACCTCAGTACTTTCCCAATTCATTTATTGAGGTAGTGACAGAGGTTATCACATGAATAAATATCAAAAAGGATTTACACCAGAAGAAGCAGCTTTAATTGCTGTAAGTCTAGAATCGTATCGTACTTTAGATAACGCAGAAAAACACATAGATGACGAACTTTGTTTAGGACATGTCACTCGCGTAACTGGTGAACAACTCAATGAAGCTATGGATATTATAAAAGCATTAAAAGAAGAAACTTGGCGGGCTCATGAATATGAACAGAGTAGCTCAAATCAAAGTAGCTGCTTAGAAATCTATATACCTATGTACAATCAAAAGTTTAATGGTGTTTTCGATACTGATTATTCACAACTTACTAAAGCTAGTTTGGCTAAATGGTTTGAAGAAGTAGGCGAAGTAGACATAAGTAAGAAGTTTAAGGAGCCCGAAAAAGTTATTGCTATCAATCCTTTTAAGCAAGCCTATACAGCTGAACACGCAGCACTAATTTCTGTAGGATTAAATACTTACGACTCAATTGATTTAGCAATTGAAAGCTCTAGCTACCAAAGTGAGCTAATTGGTCAAGCACAACGGGAAGTTGAACGAGGCGGTGAATATACAGACTTTGAAGTCGATCCATTACTTGAAGATGATTCTATTTCTAATGCTATAAATATTAAAGGAGCATTAATTGATGAAATAAAACTAGCTTACAAGTGGGAGGAGTTTAATTTAACTGCCCAAGACTATGCTGAAATTGGCATAAATCCAAATACTATAACTCCAAATTCCTACACTGATATTATTATTCATCAAGAAGCACTTAATGAAGATAAAAAAATTAATTATTTTTCAACTCTTGTAACTAAGGAAAGTGTGGCTACTTGGCTATGGAATAATGGCCAATACAACTATGCGACAAATGTTCTTCCTAATATTGAAAGTCTACTCAAGGACAAACAGGTTGCTGAATCTAAAAGCACACAGCAATGGAATACTACAGCACAAAACACCAATAATAAGGAGCAGCCAACTAAAACAACAAGAACTTCTGATTCAAGTTTAATTGATTCTCTAGGTATTATGGCTTGGATGCTGTCTAAGAAAATTGGTACATTTCAACATGGTAATAAACCAAATGCTAAACAGATAAAAGATCAAGTGGAAAATATCATCAATGAATTGAAATTAGATAACGAGGATAATAAATTAGAAGTGAGCAATTTAAATAAAGATATTTCAACCGCTTTGAGGCAGCTAGAAGGAAGGTTTAAGCTTTAAACATTTGGCTAGCCAAAGTCAGCCAAACAACTTTTTGGCTGGCCACCATTCCTATTAGGTTTATCTATATTCTTTAAAAACTCAAACAACACAGAGAGTTTTTTTATGAATACATATCAAGTTAAACAACAGCCAAGAATTTTGCGCCGCCCTGAAGTGCTAGAACTTACAGGATGGTCAAAAAGTACTTTATACAATCGTATTGAATCACAGCAATTCGTTAAATCCATATCTCTTGGCGAAAGAAGTATAGGGTTCATTTCTTATGAAGTTGATGCTGTTATTAAAGCCATGTTCGAAGAACAAACACCAGAACAAATCAAACAGCTTGTTTCAGAGCTAATTCAACAACGCAAAAAAACGGCATAGGGGGCAACATGGATAATATATTATTTACCGCCCCTGATGGCGCACTACCTGAAATAACCAGCCCTGCTTATGAGTTGCTTTTAATTCTATCTGATACCAGTAAACACGCTAGAGATCACCTGTGTAATGAACTAGGTGGTGGCTTTAGAGCCTATCTACAACAGTTAACAGGTGAGTATTATCAGCACTGGCTCATTCATACTGAACAAGGTGAGTTTAACAATAAAAAGCAAACATTCTATTATCTAGATGAGCGGCACTTCTCATGTGACTGGGAGCAAGACAAAGATGCGCGAACCATTGCCCGAAAGCAATATAAAGACCGTTCATACTATGGTACTAAAAACGCTGTGAAACGCCTTGAACAAGCGAAGCAAGAAAAAGCCGAGGCTGACGAGGAGTATAAGCAGCGAATAGAAAATAAAAAGCCCACAGAGGATTAACAAAGTAGGCTTTCGTTTAAACTGGCTAGTGGGTAAGTTTTGCGGCTAAACCACTAGCCTACAACAAGAGTATAACTAACTTAACAGCTTTTCAAAAGTTAGTAGTTACATACCTGTTAAACACTACCCTGTATAAATTGATTCTTATTAACCGCTATTTACAGGTTTCTTACCCTTAAAATAATGGTGTTATACAATCAAGACAATATAACTACTAGTATTAGACAGGTAAGTAATAACTAACTTTGAACTAGGTAATTAATAATATCCTTTAGCGTTATCTTAGTTATTAAACTATCTAATGGCATATATCACCAAAGACAAAGCAATAACAATAAACGGCCAAACGTGGTGGGTGAACTCTCATGGAAGTGGGTTAATTACGCACGCCATAAAATCAATGATTAACCAAGTTAATGCCATGTTAAGCCACCATAGTAAAATTCATATAATACGGTTTGATCTGAGAGTTTATGAATACACCGAAAATAACGGCATTATTACGGCATTTAATCGCAGATTACATAAATGGCTTAAGCGTAAATACAATTTAAAGCGTGTCGGTTTTATATGGTGTAGAGAGTTGGAAACAGCGAAACAACAGCACTATCACTATGCGTTAATGATCGATGGTCACAAGGTTAACTATCCTGATGAAGTAAACAAAAAGGTCAAAGAGATATGGCGGCAATTAGACGGCTCTGAATACTTTCCTAAGAACTGCTATTACAACATTAAAAGAAATGATTACGAAACGATTCAGGCGGCTATCTGGCGCATATCTTATTTAGCTAAAGCGCGAGGTAAAGGTTATAAACCAGATCAAACTAAGAACTATGGAACAAGTAGGATTAAGGCTTAAAAATAATGACAATAAGCCGTAAATACCGAAACAATACGGGTTATATATCTAGAATAAAAATATCTATAATGGTAGACTCCGCGACAATTAATAGGCTATAACATTAATGTTAGACTAATTTAAAATCATCCACGGAGGATATATGGCCAATTTACAAGATGTTGCTAAGTGCTTCCTTTGTTTGGATGAAGCTAATAGCGGAGACGGTATATCAAATCTCAAGTTACAAAAATTAGTTTACTACGCTCAAGGTTTTTATAGCGCTTTATTTGACAAAGCCCTTTTCAGCAACTCAATTTCAGCATGGGCACACGGTCCTGTAGTAGATGAATTGTATCAAAATTATAAATGTTATGGACGTGATCACATACCAGTACCAACAGACTTTATGATTGACTCGTTAACTAAAGATGAATACGAATTAATAGAAGAAGTTTTTGATATATACGGGCAATACTCTGCTTGGAAATTACGGAATATGACTCACGAAGAATCTCCTTGGCTTGCTCATGAGGCTCAAGCAGATGTAATTCCTCTATCTGAGATAACAGAGTTCTTCAAAAATAAAATTAATTGATCATGGGCCGAATAAAAAAGGATACAGGCAAACAAGGAAAAAGCGTAACAGTCCAACAGCCTATTGATTACAACTCCAAAGTCCCTGTATTTTCACTCGAAAAAATACAACAAGGGAAATATTGTTTATCCAGTCTAGATAAAGATCATAAATCAATGTTTGCCGACTCTATATTTAGGAGAAAGGCACTAACTTGGAAAGAAATAACACAAGCACCTAAACATGGGCTTGGAACGGAAAAAATCCCAAAAAAATCTATTAAAGCTCCTACTCCTAAGTTTATTACTGAGGATTTAGAAGAATACTTGGTCTTTCGATATAACGGAAAAGCACCTATGGTCGGCTATAGGCAAAGAGACGTATTTTTTGTTTTATGGTTTGATCATGACTTTACGCTGTATAAGCACTAAAAATATAGATCAATTATCGTAGATTCAATAAATACTTTTTTTTCGTACAAGAAATTACCACATGAATTTAAAACCACTATTAATACTAATGACTATTTTCCTTTCTTTTAGTGTTAGCGCAAAAGATAAAAGTTATGGTGACATTAAAGTATTAGAAGTAACTAGCATCTACGATGGTGATACATTCAGAGCAAATATTGAAGGTTATCCAGCAAACATATGTCTATTCGTATAAATGGCATTGATACACCTGAATTAAGAGGTAAATGTGCCAAAGATAAGCAACTAGCAAGGAAAGCAAAACAATTCACTGTAGAGCATTTGAGAGCCGCTAAAAGCATTACCTTGAAGAATATTAAACGTGGAAAGTATTTTAGATTGATAGCAGATGTTTATATAGATGGTATCAGCTTAGGTGATCTATTAATTAGATATGAGCATGCTGTAAAGTACATAGGAAAAACCAAGAAACAATGGTGTTAACTCATTTATTTTTCATAGGTGTTTTTAATAACTCTTTGGCCTCTAGTTTTATTAATGGTTTTCATGTTTTTCTTATAAATGAGACCACCAAAGACAACTAGCCATAAACCTATGGGAAGCTGATTGTGAGGAGGATTCTCCATAATAACGGCTCTAAATAGAAAAAATAGCCCTACAGTTAGCATAATAGTTATGAGTAATATTGCTATACATTCACCACCAGTTAAGTTCCACGCTTTAATTGTAAATTGCGATAGTCCATCTTCAATAAATTCACTTACCTTGAAAAGCAATGGTATGCCGATTACAAAGCAAATAGCGATAAGTAATAATGGTATAAAAGGAGTGATTGAATCCCAAGAGTTATAAATAAGATAACCTATTCCAACTATGGCTGTAATTATAATGGTACCGATAATTGCTAGAACACCCCACCCAATAATATTGCGCCAATAATTCAATATTATTACCGCTAATATGACTCCTAAAGCAATTTCAATTATAAGCATCATAAATCCTTTGTATTATTATGAGTTGGACTAAAAATTATGGTAAACAGTTTCAACTTTACAAAAATCATCTAAGAATAGGGAGGTGAATTTTTTTATCATTAGAAACTAGATACTAATTAGAAGTTTATAATACGACATCAAACTATAAAATGCTGGTGATTAATCATAAACATAGGCTATTAGTGGGTTATTTAAGGGCTCTTAATTATTTATTATGTAAATACCACGCTAGGTTAAATATTATCTACTACACTTAAAGTTCACTCAGCAAGGAACGCTAACGATGCCAAATAATCAAAGACCGCCTTACATACTCGTTAAAACTTGGTTAGATATTTATTACAGCCAACAAACACCAGAACACAAAGAGGCTCAAGTAGTTGTTGAAGCCTTGATACTGAAAAACTTCTATTCAGTTTATGAAGCGGAGATGTATCTTTTTCAATTAGAACGACCTAAAGCTGCGCAACAAATTACTGCGCACTACGCAAATGCGCAATCCTAATTTTTAAGCAAAAAAAACGCGCTTACTTGTTGCCAAGAAACGCGTATAAACATGAAACACTAAGGGAATAACATAACTATTAAGTGAGAGTGTCAATTATCAAATTAGTTCCATTAATTTAAGTCATTAATTAAAAATATTTCTTATAACCTGATGTTAAGTTAAGCCTGTTTTTCGCACAAGATAAAATGATACAATGTAAACTTATCATTACAGTGATGGCTTTTAACATGAAAACAGCTAACAAAACACCTACCAGTAAATACATGAGTGGCGATATTAGGCATTTAATTAACCAAGCCATTCAGGATGAATTGCTTAAACTACCAAGCACACTAGCAGAAATTAAAGACCCTATTCAAAGGTTAAACTTCTTAACGAAACTTATGCCTTTTGTATGTGCGCCTATTAAACAAGTTGGCGTTATTACCGCACGTAGAGAAGTGGGCGAAGAAAATATTTCTTAACTTTAACTTCTTGGAGTAAATGACAATGCCAAAAGGCCATCATTACGGCAGAACGCAAACAAGGGCTTATACTGGTGAGTATCATCGCTTATATGCCAACATATTTAAGTCTTTACTCACTACCCCACTAGGTAGTTATTCAATCAATTCAGAATATCTTAGTGATAATCATCAACAGCTAACCTTAAAAGAAAATGAAAATGGCGTTCGTTATGTAACATTCACTATAAACGAGAAGCCGCACCAAATAGCCTTAAAGCTCGATAATCGGAGCGCAAGCAGTAAACTATATATCACTTGCCCATACTGCCAAAAACAACGCCAGAGCCTTTATGCGGTTAAATACGCCTATGGTTGCCGTAAATGTATCGGCTTACACTACGCCAGCCAAAGTGAGCGCCCACAAGAAAGACTTATGAGGCGCATTAGAAATCTTAGAAAAGAGTTATGGGGTTATGATTGGCCTGACGCTAACAATATGTTTGAACAGGTTGTTGACTGGCCCAAGCCTAAAGCGATGCGTTGGAAAACATTTGAACAAAAGCGAAATAAGATAATCGAGTTAGAAAAGAGATATTGGCCTATGGCTATTACTCAAATGAAAACAACTTTTGGTGATCACTTTATGGCTGAACATAATAATTAAAGTTTTTTCCGAGGTCATTACCCGTTAAAAAACAGTTAAGTTAAATCGTCCCATTTTAATGGTGACAAAAACAATTAAGGGGTTCATCAAGGGGTTCATCAAGGGGTTCATCAAGGGGTTCATCAAGGGGTTCAAGTAGAGCAACTAAAATAATAAACAATTAATATCAACAAGTTAAAACACCAATTCAGATGACCCCCGCCCACCAAAAAAAACATTTGTAACTCAATAGGTTACAGAAGAATAATTTATCGACGTCCCATTTACGTCCCTAGCGTATATGGGAACACATAAAAAATAGAGAAAAATAAAAGGATGCTTCGGCATCCTTTTTTATTGTCT